AGCAGAATGTCGCAGGTTCAAATCCTGTCAGCCCGACCGGAGCCCTTGGAAACATTACGTTTCCAAGGCTTTATTTTTTCTTGGCCGTAGGCTATCGACACGATTCGACACGATGACCGCGCAACCTCCGCGTCTAGACGGTCTTCAACTGTTCAGCGCGCAGCTCGCCAATCGCGTCCGCCACATCGTCCAATCGTTCCGGCCAGAGAGCCGTGTATGTGTTCAGCGTGATGCTGGGTGAGGAGTGGCCGAGCTGCATCTGTAGGGTCTTCACATCCGCGCCTTGAGCAATCGCAAAGCTCGCATAGCTATGCCTCAAACTATGGATGGTCACGCCCTCGTCCTCCATGCCGGCCAGTCGGACGGCCTTTCGCCAGACACGCGTCCGCCACGTGTTCGTCCACAGGTTCCCGCCTCTTGCCGCGCGGAACAGCCAGTCGTCGTCGCCCATGCCCTCCATCTGCCGTTCGATGGACGGTATAAGGAATCTGGGTATGGCGATGCTGCGCGGTTTGCCGTTCTTCGGCGTGCCCAGCACAAGCCTGCCTTTGCCGTCGTCGGTCCAAGTGCGGCGGATGCGCGCCCTGCGTGATTCCACATCCACGTCGCCGCATTTGAGTGCCAGCGTCTCGCCAATGCGGGCACCGGTGTATGCCTGCCAGCGGACGATCAGCCCGTCTACCGGCCGTCCTGCCCGTTCGGCCATGCCGGCCAGCAACTCCACCTCCTCGACGGTAAGGAACACCATGTCGTCATCGGATTGCGTGATGCGCGGCACGGTGACCTTTTCAATGGGGTTCTCTCCGATCCAGCCGTGCTCCAAAGCGAATTCCATGACACCGCCCATGACGACCTTGACGATGTTGCGGATGCTGCGTGGACTCAATGGCTTCGATTCGCGATCGTCCTGCAGTTCGGCGGGATACCCGCCTTCGGTGAGCTGCGTGACCCACTGTTGCAGTTCGTCGCGTTGGATTTCCCTCAGTGTGCGATCGCCCCACTTGGGGTTGATATAAACGCGCAATTCGCGGCGGTATCTGCCCAAAGTGCCCTGTTTGATATCCATCTTGCCGTCCGTCCATTCAGAGGCAACGTCCCGGAAGATGCGTAGTTCCTGCTGCGGGTCGCGGTATTTGCCGCGTCTGATGTCGTCCTCGATGGCCGCTGCGTATTCCTCAGCGTCACGGAGCTTGGCGAAGTTCCGTGATTTCTGGACGCGTTTGCCGTCTCGAAGCGTGTACCAGCGGCATCTCCACCGTGAGCCTTGGCCGTACAGCGCGGACCGCCATTTGCCGGGCACATTGGCTTTCATCGGATCCTTCGCATTGGCCAGCGACTGTTTCGCGGCCCTGCTGGGCGGGTTGCCGTCCTCGTCGTTTTTGAGCCATCTGTCGTCTACGAACGCTCTGGCCATGGTTGTCTCTTTCCGAGGATCCGCGCTACACTGTGCGTGGAACCTCATTTTGGTGAAAACGGAAATGCTGATTGTTGGTTCCTTGGGTTCCGTCCGACTGTGTTCGGGCGGAACCCTTTTTGTTTCCCGTCGCGGTATGTGGACGCTGAACTTCTTTTATTGCACGCACACGCCGGAATCGTACAACAGCTGCCGATAGTCCGACAGTACTTGGATGGTGACGCCCAATTCCACGGCCATCATCCACGTATTGCCTTCGTATATCTGCTCCACCATGCCATAGTCCACGGGACTGATCAACGCCAGCGCGGTCTCCCTGCGACACCGGCGCTCGCACTTCAACCCGTATTGGCTACCACAGCCTGGATCGTGGTGTTTCGCGTGGATGAGCTCATGGCACAGCGTGCAACGGCGCTGGCGCTGGTTGAGCCAGTCGGCCAGCAGAATGAGTTTGTGTCGATCGTCGTATAGGCCGCATATGTCACGGGGAAGGTCGCGTGACATGACTGACAGACCCATGGATTCCGCGTTCCGGTGAAGCTCCGCGATGGTCTTGTTATCCACATTCCTCTCTTCCGAAAGTATTGTTTTTCGAGAAGTACTTTTTTGCTGTTTGTCAAGTTCTGTTTGACAGTTGGAGTGTCGTATGTGATATTTGAATCAGCTCATCTACCAAGTTGTAGAAGGAGTCTCCGGGGTCGCTGCGGCGGCCCTTGCTTTTTATTGAATGCAATTCCCGTCCAGGCTTGACTGATCGTATTCTTTCAGCAGTTTGTTGAAGTTGTGGTCATGATCGACGTAGTAGGCGGTGACCAGCATGCAGTAGCCTTTTTCCTTATGCGGTTCCAATACGACTAGATACCGTTCTGGTTCAATGAGGATATACAGCCTATCGCGGCCATGCTTATGCTTCCTCCAGATTAATGGCGCATCGCATGTTTCATAATGGCATTGCGGGCAATCCTTTGCGTCGTCAATCGTCTTTCGTGGAAACCTGATTCGTTCGCATCTACGCAGATCAACGTTCCTGTCACCGGTCGCGTGGTCTTCGACGCTTGTGATGTGGAAGAACCCGGCCCATTTTCCGTCGGTCTCCTCTCTCTGGCGGCGCACGGAGACCCTCAGACCGTCGAATGATGGGTGTGAATCTATGAAGTCCTGCCTGAAGATTGCGTAAATCCTATCCTCGTATACGGCGAAGTCTTCTATCGGGGATTTGGGCACGAGCTCCGGTATCCAATGCGGTGTCATGCGTTCCGTCCTTCCCAGACGAAGATGTTGAACTTTCGCGTGCCCAGGGTTGTTGACTGGGTGAGACGGAGCTTTGATTTCATGCGTATGTAGTCGATGATTTCAGCTTTCGCGCCCGATGGTTGGGGGATGGTCGTCCGGTTCGCCCTGCAGACGGCCCCGTTGATCACGTCGGTGATTTGCATCATTTGCACTTCGTCTGAACGGATTGGTTGCACTTTCTTGATGCATTCGTGGTTGAAGTCGTAGTGGCTGTTTGCTAGCACTTCCTCCAGTTTCTCGGTACGTTGCGCGGAGTGCGTGTCCTTGATGTCCACGTACACGTTGTAGGTGTTCGTGGAGTCGAACAGCCTGTTCAACATGGTGAAATACATCTTGTAATACCAGTCGTTGTGCGACTGTGACCATGCCTCATGGTTCAGGCGCGTCTTCTTGGCCACCAGAACGCGGAACCTCATGTCGTCATCCAGGAAGAAGCAGTTCAGTAGGTCCTTGTAAAGGTCGATTTTCGGCATGCTGGCCTTCGTCCACTTCACTTCCGTACGTGCCTTGACGCCGTAACGTGCCTTGATCTGGAGGATGTTTTCCGTGATCTCCTGCTTTTTATCCTTGGGGATGATGAGGGCTCCAAGGACCATGACATCGCTGTCGTCATGTTCCAGATGACAGCTCTCGTCACAATACAGGTTGTATTCGGTCATTCGTGTTCCTTTCAATCCATCAATCGTCAGGCGTCTCGGCTTCGAGGCGTGCGTTCGGATCCCTGTTTGCGGCCATGTCATAGTCTTCGGGGTGCGCGGCGATACGGTCGATGAGATCATCGGTGATCTGAGACTCGCGCTCGCGGGCTTCGTAGGCGCGGGCGGCTTCGCTGGAGATTGATCCACAGGCTGCCGCAACCAGTGAAAGAGCGTCCGGAAGCCCAAAGAGTGGAGCGAGTCTGTCTAACTCGCTGATTGCCCAACTTCTTTTACCGAGTACTCGGTCGCTGATATAGCCTTTTGATCGTCCTTCAAGGGCCTTGGAGAGGTCGGCCTGGGTAATGCCATTGGCTTCCATTGCTTGGCTGATATATTTGCAAATCACCAGATCGGTGCGTGTTGTACTGCTGTCCATAGCGATGACTGTATTCGAATTTTCGGGAAGTTACATCTTTACGCCGTTCGGCGTGTCGAATTTGCCATACCGAATACTCGGGAGTACATTGAAAGCATGTTCACCGAATATCCGGTAAACGTCGAATAAAGTCCCGAATATTCGGGGAATGGAGGTGATGTGACAAGCAATGAATACGTGACACAGGCAATAAAAGTCAGGATGGCTCGACTTGGAATCACTCAATCCGGCGTCGCCGACGCAGTTGGAATCAATCGGGTCGTCATGAATCGATATATGCGCAATCAACGGGAATGGCCGATTCGCGTTCTCGACAAGATTGCTCCGGCATTGAAATGGCAAGACGGTCTTGACATCTTCATTGCAGCAAATTCAGAAGAAAAAGAACCGCAATCGACGACATCAACCAAATCAAACCATAAGCAACCGGCGCTCGCCGACGCATGAATCGAAAGGAGACCCCGAAATGAACATCAATATTCCGGTCGAAGATTCGAAAAGGCCATTGGATTGTCCGCTATGCGGCGGCATTCCGGAAATCCGTGTGTCGAAAACAGCTTATTCGGGTAACAACAGGATGGATTACTTCGTCGTATCCTGCTCGAATGGGCATGGTCCTGCAGAGGAAGGCGTATCGCAGGAGTTCATGCTGAAACGGTGGGACGCCTGGGCGACCAGAATCACGTCGATTCTCTCGTCACCGATTCACCCGTGCCCGACGTGCGGCCGCATGCCACACGTCAAGGCAAACGACTTGGGCCTCAAGCTTGACTGCGAATGCAGAGCAAGCTCGAATCCTGTTTCGGATCCGGTTGCCGCCATCGAACTCTGGGAGCGGAACATCGAAAAACGAAAGCGTCTAAATGCCGATGCCGAGTTTCTGAACGGGATCATCTCTCGGTCGTCGGCGTCGGATGCAACGGTTCCGGTGGCTCCTCGATCTCGTCAGTGCGATTCCGAAGCTCGTACCGTTCCAGCCGGCCAATCAGCTGCCGCCAAAGGGGAATCCGAATCGCCTTATACCCACTGGCCGGCCACAGATTCTCACCGGAGACACGTCCCACATGACATCGGAGACGCTTCTTCCACCAGCGGAGCCAAGGAATCGAGGGGAAACGGTCATGCGTGACCACGATGATCGAATCCGCATCGGAGTGATGCATCTGCAATACGACGGACTCGCCCGGGGCGATGGATGGCATGGAACTTTCCCAGTGACGTAAGTCGTTGCCATGCGAAGGCTTGAGTTCCACCGCGACAACGCAGCCGGAGCCGACGAACCGGACGTCAATGGCTGGCGCTGTGCCGATGTTCTCCAAGGTCAGTGGCTCGCCATACAGATCGCGATTACCAGACAGATGCTCCGGCAGCACAACTTCACGCCGTGTAAGCACAAGATTCGGCCGGTTCCTGTCGAAATAGCGCAACAGCAGCGTGACCGCCGTGGACGTTACGACGCTCGCCGGTACCACCGAGGACCAATCAATACCGGTAACCCAACTCATATTTCACCAATCATCACGGAAGAACACATGAGAACGATTCTAAGGAGAATCACATGAACAACGAAATACAGAAGTTCGATTTCAAGGGCGCGGCATTGCGTACCTTGACCGACGAGGCGGGGGAGCCCTGGTTCGTGCTCAAAGATTGTATGAGCATCCTTGACCTTGGCAATCCAACTGAGACCGTCAAAATGTTTGATAAGGATGAGTTCAGTACTACTGAAGTCATCGATTCGATTGGTCGCCGGCAGCAGACGTATATCATCAGCGAACCTGGTCTTTACCGTCTTGTGATGAAGTCTCGGAAGCCGGAGGCCAAGGAGTTCCAGCGTTGGGTGACGCATGAGGTGCTGCCGTCCATCCGCAAGCACGGCGGCTATATGGCCGGCCAGGAACGGATGACACCGGAACAGATGGCGTTGGCCAGCATGCGATGGCTGCAATCCAAGGTCGACGAACAAGCCAAACAGCTCAAAGCCCAGGAAGGCAAGGTCCTGTTCGCCAACGCGGTCGAAACCGCGAGGACGTCCATCCTTGTGGGCGATTTCGCGAAGATCCTGAAAAGCAACGGCATCGACATCGGCCCACGGCGCCTGTTCGCCTGGCTCCGCGAGCATGGATGGCTCATCAAGGCCAAGGGCTCCAGTTGGAACATGCCCACACAGAAGGCGATGGACCTTCACCTGTTCGAGGTCAAGGAGACGACCATCAGCCACTCGGACGGGCACACCACGATCAACAAGACGCCGAAGATGACCGGCAAGGGACAGATGTATTTCGCCAGACTGTTCCTCTCGAAACCGACGCAGGAAGCGGGTGCGTGATGGGGATCGATAACTCTCTTGTGCCGTGCCGCGTCGACAAGCCGAATCCGTTCGAGGCACTGTTCGCGCTGATCTACATGGGTGTCGGAGCGGTCTGCCTGATTGTCGGCCTCCGCCGGATGGAACGTTGGGAGATCCTTTTCGGATTCGCGATGCTGATGGTCGCCTCGCAGGCATCCAACAGGTTTCTCGCACGCAAGCGGCTCTACGAGGACTGCTTGGTGTTCTGCAAGCCGTCGGAAGTCACCCAGGAAGCTGAAGGAAAGATGCCCCGGACGCGACAAGCTGACGGGCACCCTCGGAAAGAAGCGCTGAAATGAACGGTTTCGCTATCTTGCTCTTCAGGTTCTCCCATACAGTGGGCTTCCCGGTTTGCGATTCCGCCATGTACAGCACTCCGAACAGGGCCTGCAGGGAGACCTTCAGGTCGAACTCTTTCCCGGCCGCGTATTCGTCGAGGTTGCGTCTCGCTTCGGAGATGAGGTCCAGTACGTACACTCGCAGCGATGTCGGCAGACTGTCGTCCTCTCGGACCGCCTTCAACGCCTCGTCCAGGAACTCGGAGATTGTCTTGCGTTCCTCTTCGGCGATGGAGATCGGTAGCGATGGCGATTTGTCGGCGATGATCTCCAATGCCTGCGCCTCGGCCGCATCCAGAGGGACATCCCGTTGCTGGGAAGTCGAGAAACCGACCCAGTATCCGTTTCCCGAAGAATTTGTGTACGACTCCCACAGTTTCTGCCATATCTGCGGCATGACGCTTTTCGTCGTGCCCAACCGTCTGACATTCATCTTGATCAGATTGTCCAAGCACGTTTCGGCGTCATGCATCCTGCTGAACGATGTGGATATCCCATCGTCGAATCCATCGTCCCTTTCCTCGATCTTGAAGAACTGCAGCATGTACTCGGCTGGGTTCATTGATTCTTCTCCTAACTGTTCGGCCCGCACGTCGCATATGTGGGATGACACCGATTTTAGGAGGGGGCTGGGCGGTTCTCCTAACGCCGCCCGGCATTACACACGCAAAGGAGGCGCGTGATGGAAGACGATACGACGTTCGCTGCGCTCGCTGAGGTCCTGAAACCGATGAACACGACGAAGGACATCGCGGACCGTTGCGGCATCAAGGAGGGCACCTTGGCGTACTGGCGTGGTGCGGGAATCGGCCCGAAGTTCGTGAAGGTCGGACGGACCGTCATGTATCCGAAGGAGCCGATGATCGCCTACTTCAAGGAACACCTCTACCAGAGCACATGTGAATACGAGGGAAAGGAGTCGGCATGAAAACGATTCGCAAGGCCTGCGTGCAGGCAGTGTTCGACGAGTTCGAGACCCAGGGCGAACTGGTCCACCCATTCAAGGACGGGGATGTGGAGGCCATGCGGGCGCTCGGCCACATCGTCGGCTACGTCGACCTTGACGTCACCGGAATCGTGGACCTCATCGTCGACACGATCAACAAGGAGCTGTGACATGGGCATCAGACAGGCCGTGAGGCTGAATCCGCCGGCGCCGCCGAAGTCGGGACGCCATGACCCGCATAACGTGCTGCTCGCGTCGAGTGGCTTCTACGTCCGGGTGGACGTGGACGGATTCGCCAGACTCATCGACGGCATCCAGGAGATAACGCTGGCGGAATTCACCGCCGAGGAAAGCAAAGACATCATTCACACACTCATCAACATGATCGGAGGTGCCAGATGAGCATGTTCGCGAATGGCGCGCTGCAGATGCGCGTCCGCAAACACCAGAACGAGACCAGTGACCACCACGCCGAAGTCGAAGTCAGCTTCTTCACTACGGCCGGACTCACCGATTTCACGTTCACGAAGACGGATATCCAATTCATGCGCCGCGAATGCAATCGCATCCTCAAGGAACTGGAGGAAAACAAATGACCGACAACGACTACCGGCTCGAAGACAGACCCGAATCCCAGAAGCGGAAGGAAGGGCGTCCGAACTACGCCTTGCGCCGCATGAAATTCGCGATTGCGGTCATCGGCCTGGTCGTGAGCGTGACGCTCATGCTCACCTGGCGTGATTCGGGGAACATGGCCGGCGCGCTGCTGGTCGAGGGCGTGTATCTCGCCACCGCGTTGTGGCTGGTGGTGCGGTTCGCGTCCAGGGACGACGACTGAGGGGAGTGACCGATGAGGGAGATTCTGCCGCATTGGCATTTCAGTCCGAACGCTCCGGTCAAGGACGTCGACACGAAGAAGATGACGAGTGGTGACAGGGCGGTGGCCGGCGCGTGCCGTCGGGCGATGGAGAGCGAGGCGTGGAAGGAGCTGGTGATTCTGGAATCGGTGGGCGTGCGGTTCACCGGACTGGTGGGCCGGTTCGTGTCCGAGATCGCCATGCCGGTGTTGGAGGTGATGCCTGATGACAGTTTCCATCAGGTAGCGGCCGCGCAGTTGACGCACATGGTGAAGACCAGGGATGGTGGCGAGACCATCCGCATCATCAAGACTCTCGCCGTGAAAGGAAGGTTCTGATGGCTGGTGAGACGATCATCACGGTGGTGGGCAATCTGACCGCGGATCCTGAGTTGAGGTCGACGAAGAACGGCAGGAGCGTGGCTGGTTTCACGATCGCGTCCACTCCGCGCACGTTCGACCGGCAGTCGCAGCAGTGGGTCGATGGGGACGCGTTGTTCCTCCGCTGCACGGTGTGGGGCGACTTGGCGGAGCATTGCGCCAATAGTCTCGCCAAAGGCATGCGTGTGATCGCCCAGGGAAGGCTGACGCAGCATTCGTGGGAGGACGAGCAGCATCAGAAGCGTTCTTCCGTGGAATTGCAGGTGGATGAGATCGGCCCTTCCTTGCGGTATGCGACGGCGCAGGTCGCGAAGGTCCAGTCGGGCACGGCGGGCGCGTACGGCAATCCGGCTTCCATGCCGGCGGGCTATGCGGGAGGAGCCACCGCTTCGTTGCCTCCGTCGGATCCGTGGGGTCAGCCACAGGACAAATCGGCATCGTTCGGTGATTTCGGCAAGCCGGAATCCGAACCGGAATTCTAAGGAGGAATCATGGGCATCACCATAGAGGATCTGCCCGTCGAGGATTTGCATCCGAATCCGAACAATCCACGCAGGCAGGTGGGCGACGTGGCCGATCTGGAGGCGAGCATCCGCTCGCAGGGCATCAAACAGCCTCTCCTGGTCACGCCGACGGGAGAGACCGACATCGACGGGCATGCGCAGTACCGAGTCGTCATCGGCCATCGCAGGCTCGCCGCCGCCAAACAGGCCGGACTCGAGTCCGTGCCGGCGATCATCGAAAGGATGGACGCGCGGAGGGAACGCGAGGTCATGCTGGTCGAGAACTCGCAACGCTCCGATTTGACGCCCATCGAGGAGGCCGACGGCTATCAGGGGCACCTCGATCTAGGCGTGGGCGTCAAGGAGATGGCCGAGAAGACGGGACGCAGCGACCGGTTCGTCCGCAGACGGTTGAAGATAGCCAGAATCCCGCAGGAGACGCGCGACATGTCCGCCGATTTCAGCCAACTGTCGCTCGACCAGTTGGACAAGCTCGCCGAATTCGAATCCGACCACGACATGCAACGCGAGCTCGCACGGTCCACCGACTTCGAATGGACATACCGAAGGCTCGTCAGAGAACGCGACAAGACGAAATGGTGCGGTGAGGCCGACAAGGCGCTCGCGAAGGCCGGCGTCAGGGTCGAGTCCTTCCCGGACGGGAAGAACTATTGGACGTTCGAACCGCGCGGCTACAGGCGGCATAACATCATTTCCTCCACTCGGGATCCGTTCTGGAAGCAGTTCACGAGCGAGGATGGGTGGCCGAAACTCCGCGTCTACGAGAACCACGGCGACTACTGCCTGTACGCGCCGATTCCACTCGACCAGCTCGAAAGGGAGAAGAACGCGAAAACCGAACGCCAGGCCATCATGGCACGGGGGAAGGAACTCGACCGCAAGGCCAGGGACTTCGAGGCGATCGCGAGGGACACGCGTTTCGCATGGCTGAAAACCAACCTCCACACGCTCACCCGCGAACAGACAGTGGCGGGAATCTGCGAACTCGCGCTCGCTGAGACGGTTGGCTGGCATTCGATGTTCGTGGGCCAGCGCCTCCATGGCGAGGGTGTCGTGGAGGCGCTCATCGGTTTTGGATGGAATCTGCCGATTACTGAGCATGACGACGAGCACTGGTCGTTGGAATGCAAGGAGAACCTCGACCAGATCCGCATGGTGTTGAGGGACAGGCCGCTGCGGATCCTCGACGTGCTGGCCGCACGCCAGGAGGACAACGCCGATTGGCGTGCGTGGCGCACCATGCGCGGCGTTGATGAGATGTGCGTCTGGTACGGCGCATTGGAACACCTCGGATACCAGCCCAGTGCGGAGGAACGCGAGGCACTCAAGGGCGCGATGGTCGAAAAGGAGCAGAAATCATGAGTATGGAAAATGTGCGGAAGCTGCTGTACCAGGAATGGGACCTCGACCCATATGAGCTTCGCATCACGATGATGGTGGCGGACTGGACCGGCGATGACGGCAAAGGGTTCGCATGCAGCACGAAGACCATCGCGGCACGGCTGCATATGTCGGACCGCACCGTGAAGAACAAGCTCAAATCGCTTCGTGAGAAGGGTTTTCTGGAATATGGCAACCAACGTCTTGTGGAGGATTATGCGCCGAACCGTCGTCCGAAGGTGTATAACCTGCATTTCCCCAAGCGTGGGAGTGCACGCCGTGCACCCCAGAAACCGACAGGGAAAAACAGGGGTGCATATCATGCACCCCAAGAAACTGATGTGCAACTGGGGTGCACTTGCGGTGAATCTGCGGTGAATCTGGGGTGCACGCAGTATGCACACAATACTATTAATACTCCTAATACTCCTGAAACTATTGAGAGAGACGCGCGCGCGAGAAAACCAATCCCAATACCAGCCGACTGGAAACCCTCTGAGGAACACCGGGCGCTCGCCGACCGGCTCGGCATCGACTGCAGCATCGAAGCCGACAAATTCCGCGACAGGGCCCTCGACTCGGGAGCCCGCTCGGCCGACTGGAACGCGAAATACCGCAACTGGCTCATCAAAGGCAAGGAACGCGGATTCGCCACACTAAAGGATTCCAACGTTCGCCGACGGTATACGTGGGGCAGCGAAGAGGTGAAACGCGTAGTCGGCTCGATAGCCTGCGAGGGCACGGACACGTACATGGAGCTCGCATGCAAGGTCGCCGACCTGCTCAACCAAGGCGTGGTGGACCCGGACATGCTGCGCCGTCAGCTCGCGAACGTGCCCGGCGACGTATTGGCCGAACAATTGTTCGAACAGGAGGCGGCGGCATGAACGCCATGACCATCGCACACATGGCCGGCATCCTCACCTCGGCCATCCAGGCCGCGGACCGATTGGAACTCGACGCGCTCAAAGGCCCGGCGCTCGCCGATATGGACCTTGACCGTATCCGCGATATCAAACGCGACTGCTCGACCTGCATCAACCTGCTCGAACAAATCGGAAGGGAGCGACGATGAGCGACCGGCAATTCCAGGAATCGAAACGCATCGCGCTCGCACGTCAGGGCTGGCATTGCCTTCGCTGCGGACGCAACCTGCACGACCCGAGCGTCTGGCCGGGCAGGAGCGGCCACCACCGGCAGCTGCGCCGTCGAGCCGACCCGACCGTGCGTGACCTGCCGTGCAACATCGTCGAACTGTGCGGGTCCGGCACGACCGGCTGCCATGGTTGGGCGCACGCGCATCCGGCCGAGGCGGAACGGTTCGGCTACATCATCCCGAGCTGGCGCGATCCGCTCAACGCGCCGATACGCGACTGGAACGGCGACTGGTGGTGGCTGTTGGATGACGGCACGGCGCAACGGCTCACGCAAATCGAAATCATCGAATGGCAAAGCAATTGGAAGGAAGAATCATGAGGAAACAGGACGAAGACCTGAACGTGAAGCCGGAGGCGCTGCTCTGGCTCGACTTCGAAACGACCGGCACGGACAGGAATGACAGTCTGCCGTTGGAGGTCGGCATGGAATGCACCGACATGCTGGGCGAACATTCGTATGGATCCCTGCATCGCATCATCAGACCGGACTATCTCAACCTGTTGGACATGAGCCCGGTCGCGTTCTCGATGCACACGGACAATGGATTGCTGTTCGAACTGTTGAACGGCTCGCGCACGGACGACAGCGTGGGCGCGGTCGCGAACGCCGTGGAGGAGTATCTCGAATCCCTGTCGCAACGCTTCACCTTGGTTCCGGCCGGAACGAACGTGGACTTCGACATCGACTTCCTGAAACGTCTCGACCTGAACCCGGACAGGTGGCTGTCCTACCGCAAGTTCGACCTGACCACGCTCCGCCGGTATTTGAGGTTCATCGACTGTCCCGAGGATCCGTACAAGGGGCATGCCGGTTCGCACAGGGTGCGTGATTGCATCCGTCGTGACATCTCCGACTATCGGTGGTACCGCAAGCTCCTGAAGGGAGCATGGTGATGACCGTGGCCGCCATGATGCTCCTGTGCGCGGCCGTCCTGGTCGCTTGGATCGGAGGCCGGCCATGACGGTCCAGACGCATATGGCGTGGCGGTACCGGAATCCCGCCGACCTGATCGGCCGGCGATGCATCGCGCTCACCGGCATGGATGTCACGTTGGACGGCCCATTGGATCTGATCCGGTTGAGTCCGGTCCACGCGGTCCTGAAATACCGGGGCATAGGACTGCACGTCATCGACTGCGACCTACGCCACCACACGAACAAAACCTCGGACGGCATCCGCGCCGTCGTCATCACGGAAGGCAAACCATGAAAAACACCACATCACATGCCAGGAAATGGCATAGGACCAGCCCATGCCCATACTGCGGCACGAGAAAACCCGGCATCGAACCATACGCCCGCATCATCGGAACCACGGGGCATTACGTATGGATAGCCAAATGCCGCGGATGTCCGAACGCCATCTGGATCAGAACACCGGATGACGACATCAAAACCGCGATCCGCGGATGGAACAGATACGCCAACGGCGAATGGCGCAAACACTAGGAGGAAACAAAATGAGAAAAACAACACGCATCACACTCGCCATCACCGTCATATGCATGGCGCTCGCCGGATGCGGAAGCGCGTCGGAGCCTTCAACGCCAGCGCATGCGGTCAGGTCCGTCGACTCGCAGTGCTCCGCCGAGGCCGACGTATTCACGGAATGCGTCATCACTCTGACCGACACGAGGAAAGTGGACTGCGTCGTCTACTCGGGCTACAAGCAGGGCGGCCTGTCATGCGACTGGAGCCATGTGAGCGGCGCGGACAAGGAGCCGGCAAGATGAGCTACAACGTCGTCACCCAGGAAGGCGTCAGACGTTCGAGAACATCGACGATGCTGGCGACTACGCGCAGGCCGTGTCCTTGAGGACTGGCGAGCCGGCCAAGGTGTTCCACGCCGAGACCGGACTCGTCGCATTCACCGTCCGCCCAACCACGAAGGACACGAAATGAGCAATCGAAGTTATTTGGTGCCAAGGCCGCCAGCGTTCGACCATGAGCATCCCAGACCGAAGGAGGAAGGCGAGGTGCTGTACTGCGGAAATTGCCAAAAATGGTACGTATCATGGTTTTCCCTCACCGAAGTCAAAACCATATGGGGCCGCCGCCCCGAATGGTGGATACGCATCTTCCACCGCAAACCATACGAGACGATCATCCAGCAAATACGAAGGGAAACGAAATGAAAGTCAAGAAAACCCTCATGGACATGATCATCAAATGGCATCAGGCCGGATACAGCCTCGATGAGATCGCGCCACTGATGCCACAAGTCCCCAAAGAGGAAATCAAAGCAATCATCCAACACACCCGCGAATAACAAGAAACCCGACCTTCCGGCCGGGCTCCTGGCATCACCACAAACCAGACTACACCCGCCGGAGGGAATCGAACAAATGAACGAACCAACCAACGAATCCCAACCAACACCAAACCAGACACAACCAGCACAAACCAACCAAAACAAGCCAGCGCTCGCCGGCGTGTGCCTCGTCTGCGGCGGAGAATGCGCTGTCGGCGACACCATGTGCGCGAGATGCGATGGGCTGATGCGCGACTGGCTGCGGGAATATCCATCATGGTTGGATTCGCTGCATGAGTTCCTGGACTCGACCGCGCACTACGGAGGCCGCCAGCCTGGACGCGTCAACCTTCCAGCCGCACCGACGCCAATCCGATTGCCGGTGCTCGACCACATGCAGGCCATCGAGGATGCCGCAATCGCACTCTGGCGCCGGTTGT